TAGGTCTCCCCTATGCAGAGTTTTTTGATGTAATGTGCGGTTCACGCCGCACTCGTTGGTCGTCAGACCCATATAGAGCTAGCTGCTTCTTGTCTTGGGTCGTCAGACCCATTGCAAGCGCATTTATGCTATTCTCTATATGTCGAGAATTATGTCAACTTTTATCTCAGTGTTATCCTACTGTCCGACTACGTGTCGAGAGAAAAGGAATCCCTTTTTTGTTTTACATATGGTATCGCTCCTGAAAAGTTAGAGCGCCAATTTATATAAGACTTGAACAATAAATCTATAAAAATAAAGTTCAAGCATTGTGAAAAACTATAACAACGGTATTGACCAATTGTATGGTCTAGTCCGTGTCCTACATTTATGTAGGGAAAGGAATTTACTGATTATCGCTGCCGCGAAGATCTATAGTTGTAATTAACAACTCGCAGATGTATACAGGTATTAAAACGTTGGTCCTGTAAACTGTGTTGACAAAGCCTTTTGTAGAATGAGGTAGTACCTATTGCTACATTAGTAAGCCCGGAAGTTGTGGTCAGCTCGACCCATTTAATAGAGCACCCAAAGTCCTAGTTCGCTAGGCATGGCTTTTTAATGTCAAACCAGCTCGTGGATTATGCTAGTACCCACGTGTCTTACACTAGAAGTGCTTCGGTGCGTTATTTTGAATCCCAAAGTGGCAATGAGAAATCTTGCCGCAAGGATTCTTTCAACCGGAAATTACTTTCCAAAAAGATTGAGAAGAAGAAAGATGCTCGTCGTGAGCAAAATTCCTCTCGAATTCCCAAGAAACCCAAGGTTTATAAGAACCAGATGGGTTTTGAGTTCTTGAGTCAGAAATTAGGCTTTCCTATCCCTGAGGATCTTCTCAATTCTATTGAGAAAGGTGCTGCTGTTTTGCATGCCCTTTCTCAGGCCCGAAATTTGGGCCAAGCCTCTTCGATTCTATTCTTATATTTTAAGACGTATTATAATCGCAGCGTTATTTCCGACTTGTTTAAGTACTTGTCCGATGACTGTGATATTCGTCTTATTCAGGATGGATCTGAAGATGAATCTGAACCTGATTGGTTGCAGATTCTGCGAGGCTGTAAAGATGACCTGAGCAAGGTTACAAAATGGGAGGGATTCACTAAAGTTTCCCGTCTCATTTCTATGTGTTCCGCTCTCGGTCTCTGCAGTCTTGCTAAATTTGATCTGACTGTATCTGGAATTAGAGTTTTCTCTATTCCTGCTTATCAGAAACACGTTAAAGCCTCCGATTTGATGAGTGCCGTTATCGATACGGTAGTTTATTTCGTCGAAGGAGGATATGAGTGTTTTAAGCAAGGTGCAGTTAGTTTTGCCTACTTTGGTGACAAAGAGGCTCGCCAGTTTAATGAAGATTATTATAAGGTGTTAGAAAATTCTAATCACGTTAAAACTGGTAATCTCCAACGATTTTCCGATATGACGGAGAATGATTACGATCTTCTCCTTACCCGAACTATTGAATCAGCTGAAAAGTTTTTGAAATCTAGTTCCGGTTCTTGGGAACAGAAAATTTTTTCTGATCGTGTAACTCGTTTGAGATCCCTTCGTGCCGACTTTAATGTATATCGGTGTGAAGGTAAGCTTCGTGAAGCTCCCTTTACAGTTTATATTGAGGGACCTTCCGGAGTTGGTAAGTCGAGTGTATCACAAATTGTGATGCGATCCGTTCTTCTTCATAATGGCTTTGAGGCCTCTGATGAACGTTTGATTGCTTTAAACGATAGTGATAAATTTGATTCGACTTACAAATCATTCATAAATGGCGTGTTTATGGATGATGTTCACAACACAAAATTAGAGTTTGTTGAAAAAGCACCAACCCAAAAGATCATTCAGATCTGCAATAACGTTCCGCATTATGCGAATGTTGCAGAAGCTGATATGAAAGGAAAGGTGACTGTTGAACCTCGTTGTGTTGTGATGACCAGTAATGTACCTTTTTCCGTCGTTGCCCATGATTACTCCAATTGCGGAGAATCTATTTTACGTCGAGCTCATGTGCATTTAGAAGTGCGCGTGAAACCTGAGTACCGTATTAATGGTACTACTCGATTGGATTCGGAAAAAGTTATTGCTGCTGGTTTGGACAGTAGTCTCCCTGATATTTGGGAGATTTCTGCCCGCTTGCCTCTTTCTATGACTGGAAATGCTGCTATTTTTAAGGATGCGTTTACTGATAAAGTTTGTCAGAACGGTACCGAGCAGACATTTAGGTCTATTTCAGAGGTTTTGGAACAGCTTTTTGTGCTGTCCCGAAGACATTATGCTGAGCAGAAGTTTGTTGTTGAAGCTAACTCCAACTTGGATTTGAAGTTGAAGTTTTGCCAAAACTGTAACAAACCTGCTGCTATGTGCAAGTGTCTTGAAAAGCAAATGGGAATCGATACTCAGTTTCTTTTTGAAGCTGTTGATTCCGTTTGCAAGTCTCGTTTTATGCAGAGCGTTAATTGGATGCCTGGATTTGTGTTTGAGAACTCTTATGTTCAGAACTCTATCGCGTATTTACGTCGATATGAGATTTTTGAGAGTATGAAACATATTACATCCTTTTGTCAGTTGTTTTTACTGACTTCCATTTGTTCTGTATTTGCTAGTCCCCTTGCATGTTTTTCCGGTATTTTTGCTTCATGTTATATTTATATTGCTACATTGTTCAATGAGCGTGATAAGCTGATTGAACGTATTAAGCGTCAGCGTGATGCTATGCCGGAATTATTCAAGAGGGTTCGGGACAACAAGAGAGAGCTTTTGCTCTCTTCTTGTGTAGTTTTTGGAGCTATTTATTTTTTGATTAAGCTCTTCAAGACTACTACGAAGTTTACGTATCAAGGAAATCTGTCTCCTACGAATATTGCAGATATCGATTTGAGGGATGCTGAAAAGAACCCTTGGTCGAACCCTGTTATGACAGAATTGCCTGTGATTGAACGTAATACTTCGTTTTCCCAACTTACCCATCTAGTAAAGAGAAATCTTTTGTATTTTAGAATTCTTAATGCTGATGATGGTGTTCCATGCAGTGATGCATTTTTTGTTGGGAATAATCTTGCTCTTATTCCGCAGCATATGTGGATTAAGGACGAGTTAGAGGTACAGTTTTGTAAGTATGGAGCTGAAAATCTTGGAGGAGACTTCAAGTGCATTATCTCGAAAAAACTCTCATATAACTTCGTTGGACAAGACCTATCTTTGGTTTATATTCCTTCTGGAGGAGAGTGGAGAGATTTGATTAGCTTTTTTCCTACTGCTTCTGTACCTGGGGCTCTTGCACGGATCGTCTATAGACGTAAGGATGGTACCTTTTTGGAGGAAACCATTCGTACCGATTATGCAAGAACCATCAACACCGCGACTGACCGTTATGACGGTTACCTCTATCAGATGCGAGAACAAACCTTTAATGGATTGTGTATGGCGACATTGATTGCTGAAACACGAATTCCTTTTATTTTAGGGTTTCATCTTGCTGGTGCTGGTAGAGAAGGTGCTGCTGGATATCTAACTCAACAAAAGTTGTTAGATGCTATTACTGAACTTAAGAAAAATGATTCGATTCTTATTTCTAAAAGTTCAGGTGTCATGCCAACTAAGTTGTATGATGTCCAGTTTTTTAAGGGAGACGAGTTGTCGCCTCGTTCTCCCGTTAACTTCCTCGAAAATGGAGGATCAATGCGAGTTTTTGGATCGTGTGAAGGTAAGACTACTAATGTCTCTAGCCTCGTGACCAAAACTCCTATATCTCCGCTTGTAGAGGAAGTTATGGGTGTACCCTGTATTTGGGGCGCTCCCAAATTTGCTCCTAAGGATGCTGATGGCAATCGGCAATTTTGGAAACCTTGGCGCGATACCTTGATTAATACATCGAGGCCTAGTGCTGGTTTGCCGCCGTTACAATTAGAATGGGCTGTGAAAGATTATCTTAAGCCTGTTCTTTACCATCTTGAGCATTCTCCAAGTTTGCGGAAAGACATCCGACCTTTAACAGAAATGGAAACCCTGTGTGGTGTTGATGGAAAACGTTTTTTAGATAAAATAGTACCTTCTACATCTGCAGGATATCCTTTGACTGGTCCGAAGTCCGCATACATTACGTATTTGGATCCTGAGCATTACCCAGAATTTAATTGTCCCGCTGAATTGGACAAGAAGTTCTTGGTGCATGCTGAGGAAATGGAGCTTGCTTACTTGCGAGGAGAGAGAGCTTATCCTATTTTTAAAGCTTGTCTTAAGGATGAGCCTACAAAATTAAGTAAGGATAAAGTGCGTGTTTTTCAAGGCGCACCTTTAGCTTTCCAACTTCTCGTAAGGAAATATTTTTTGCCAGTTTGCAGACATATTTCTATGCATCCTCTTTTATTTGAGTGTGCTGTAGGTGTCAATGCCCAAGGTCCTGAATGGGATCAATTGGTTAGATACATGAAGAAATATGGTGATAATATGCTTGCTGGTGATTACGGGAAATACGATACCCGTATGCCTGCGCAGATTAATTTGGCATCTTTTAAGGTGCTTATTTCGATTGCGCAGGTATCTTTAAATTATACTTCTGATGATTTAAAGATTATGGAGGGGATTGCTACTGATATCTGTTATCCAGTTACCGCTTATAACGGTGATCTGTTACAGTTTCTTGGTACATCCCCTTCAGGGCATAATTTGACGGTTTATATCAATTCTATTGGTAATTCTTTGATGTTACGATGTGCTTTTTGTGGAATTTATCCTAAGAAAAATATAGCATTTCGTGATGTTGCATCAATGATGACCTATGGAGATGATTGCAACGGCTCTGTTAATCCGAATTTCTCACAATTTAATATTGTGAATGTTTCCGAATACTTTGCCAAGCATGATATCGTCTTTACTATGCCAGACAAGCAAGCTGAGCTTCAACCCTACCTTCACTTTACAGAAGTTGACTTTCTGAAGAGGAAGGCTGTGTGGAATGAAGAACTTGGCCTGTTTGTCGGACCTCTCGATGAGAATTCTATTTTCAAATCACTTCATACAGTTTTAAAGTCTAAGGCTGTTTCCCTTCGTGAACAGAGTGCCTGTAATATTGATGGTGCTTTGCGCGAATGGTTTGCCCATGGACGTGAAACGTATGAACTACGTAGACAGCAGTTGCGTAAAGTAGCTGAGGAGTCTGATTTGACTGGAGCTTGTCGAGAGTTGGACATTACTTATGATGAT